TCCGCATAGTCCTCCTTGGCACGCTTCAGCGAGGGCCCCTCGATCTTGCCCTGGTCCACGAGGTACTTGAAGTGGAGGTCGTCGAAGGTGTTCACGCCCCACGAGTCGATCAACTGGTTGCGGAGCGCAAACTCATAGTCCGTATGCACCTGCCGAATACGGCGGTCCACGAACTGTGGGTAGATCTCCATAAGCCACTTGAGGTTACCCGGCTGCCTAGGATCGATCATTGAGTTCACATACCGGTCGAAATCCGCCAGCTCACCCTGCGACTTCATGGCCGCAAGGTAGTCGACCTCATCCTGTCCGATATTGTCAACGCGCAGCACGGGCCCTGTCTCATCGCTGATGGCCTTACGGAGCGCAGCCTTGTTCTGAAAGTTCTCCTTGTACTCGGAAGGCACGTCGTACTTGACGGGTTGCGTCGCGGCGAGGTTCACGTGACCAGGTTGCGTAGCACCGTCAAACATCGTCTCTTCCCTCGCATTTCCAGGAGGAGCGTACTTCGTGCGCTGAGACAACTCCGCACCACTCAGCTGCTGCCCGAACGAGCGCCCCGTATCAGCCGGGTTACTCTCGGCCCCCGCACGAGCGTACATGCCTCCGACCCCAGTATTTGTTCCAGACAGCATGGTCATCCTTAACTAGGCAATCATTAGAAAGTTATCCATGAGAAGCCAGAATCTTGAACCACAAGTGTAGGCGGCCAAAGTGTGCGGGCTGCCCAGTACGGTCGAGCAGCTCCACTGTCAAATTGCGCATCACAGAGTTCGTGGCGTCCACTCTCTGTCTCACGATCCCGTCAGTGTCATACCTGTGCACGTCGACGCCGCCCTTTGTGTTGTCTGCGTTCGACCCCGCGTACAGGATCGCGAACGCACCGTTGGCGTGCCGGTTGTTACTGATGACCCTGCCCTCGACCTCCTTGATGCGTAGAATCAGGTAATCGTCCTGAATCATCTCGTGCGCGTGTTGCGGACCCACATTGCGCTTGTTTATCAACGAGTAGCCCATGAGACGCACCTCCTCGACCTGCTTCACGCCGTGGTCGAGCTCGGCAGTGAGCGACTGCCCCGTGCGCCACTGCTTCATGTGGTACATGGGGTACAGATGGAACCCGAGCAAATGACGTTCCTCTAACGTTGCGTTAATTGTCAGTGCTTCGGGCTTACCATACCTGTGGTTGCCCGCCACAAGTCGCTTTGACCGGTCAACTTCTACTATCTCATTGATCGTCGTCGCGTTGATAGAATGGTTCAATCTCAGTGCGTATTGCTGCACACGTGGGACGTAGTCTTCGACGTCCATATCATAGGATATAATATCAGTGGTAGTGGTGGTACCATCATTCAATAGCACGGTGTTGTATCCGATAACCTCTGGATCGTTGCCTGCATCTGTGCCATATGGACGGAGCCACGTCTCGTGATGGCGCAATATGACAGCATCCTGGGGACCTAGTGAATGTCCCGCATATGGGTAGGTGTTTGATCTCATTGCAATGTTAGAGACGGTCGCATTCCGATAAGCTTTGATCGGCACCTTCTCGACAACCGTCAGGTAGTCGGTAAAGCCGCCGGTTGATGGCCCACCGACACGGATGAGATCGCCTTTGCTTATTGTCTTGAAAGGGTCCGAGGCGGCGTGGTCGGATGGAAAGGTTACCGTCACCCAATCGGTCTCTTCCTCGACAATCACGGCATATGTATCTTCGCTCTCGACGTGCAATCTCACACTCTGCACCGCACAAACGAATTGGTCATCGTAGTCGTCCTCTAGGTTAGGGTCAGCGTTCGTAACGAACACATCGAGCACCCGGTGCTCACAATCCATTGCTCCACCTGTCTGTTGGAAAATGCCAATACTTTCCAACACTCAAGTAGGCGGAGTCGATGTGGGAATGGTGGCTACTCACCAGAGTGACATTGATGCTGCATTTGCTGACTTGGAGCATCTACTTTCTGAGGAGCGGCCTGTTCCCGTCACTGACGGAAATGATGTTCACAGAAAGGGCTATGCATACTCCTGCTACTCGGACCGCTGCGCCAACTGTGGAGACGTCAATTTTGCCTACAGTGGCAGTGATTCTGGACATCCTGGCTGCCGAGTATGCGAGACTTGTGGCGTTGTCGAGAATGCTCCTGTCTACTGGGAGACAATGTATGGCGCACTTATGCCAACAAAGTCTAGCAACTATAAGCGCATTCACCACTGGCATGAGCGCATCAGTCAGCTCCTACTACTCGAGTCTGAAATCCCTCGCGCAGAGATGCTCCAGATTGCCGAGCGCCTATGCGACGGCACACACACAATTATCAACAAAGACACTGTCCGCGCGGTACTCCGATCTCTGAACATGCAGCTGTACATCGAGAAGTGGTTGCAGATCATCTTCAGGGTCACGCGAATCCAGCCCCCATGCCCAGGACCACTCGTCGTGCAGCAACTCGACTTCCTGTTCCAAGAGCTGCAGCGCCCGTTCGAGGCAAGCAAGACGCCCGAGCGCAAGAACTTCCTAAACTACAACTATGTCTTCTGTCGCCTCTTCCAAAAGATGGATTGCACACAGTTCGGTATGTTCTTCCCGCTCATCAAGTCCAAGCCGAAGCTCAAGGCGCTCGATGAGATGTGGCAGAAGATGGTCACTTCGGTTGACTGGGAATTTAAACCGCTGGCACCTGTCGCACCATTCGCTGTGAGACTTGAGCAACCTGGCCTTTTACTACAGCGCCTAGGGTCTGAAGTCGCAGTGCCAATTCCGTCTGCGATGAGAGCAGTGCCGCTGAGAACGGTATTCCAAAGGTGGGATCGTCATCACGAAGAAATTCAGAGACGGAAGCAAGTGCGGCTCCGTTCAACCCCACTTGCACCAGAGTTTCAAAAACTAGGTTTGTTACGGAGGCGCCTGCGCTAAACGGCGGCAGTAGCCCCTCAATCACAGCACCAATGCCGACGCCGAGTACAGTGTGTGTCACGGAGATTTGGATGGCCCGACCAGTGCTCATTAACTAGCGTGTGTCTAGAAATTTAGACGTAATTGTCCCAGGGTGAGGGCATCATATCACGAACTGACATGAGATCAGACGCCGCCTCTGGACCCTGGTTGGGCGGCACCTCACTGTCCGACACAAGAGCCGATGCCCAATATTCTTCACTACCCACCTTAAACTCCCCTGGGTCCTGTGCCTTCCACCAATACAGCATTTCAAGCGGGTCTACTGTGTGCTCCGCGCACGTGTCGATGACCAGGACCTCGTTGTCTTCCGTGTACGCGTCTAGAATCTGCGCGAACGCGTCCTTCGTCAGGAAATCACCAAAATCCTCCCACATAGCCTCACGTTGGCCCTTCTGAATAGTCTTCATGATGAAGCAGTAATCCGTGTTACCACGCAGTGTCGGCGTGATCGCCTTCGCGTACTGTGTGGTGATGAGCACGAACAGTTTGTAGTGGCGACCGGCGACGAACAGCTCCATCAGGTTCGCGTCGTAGCGCAGACGCTGATCACTAATCACGTCATCGAGCAGGATAAAGAATGGTGCCTTCTTCTCCTTCTCCTCGTCTGACAGGTTCTTGTCATTCAGTATCTTCTTCTGTCGCACAAAGACCGCGTCCAGAATCTCCGGCTCATACTTGGCGTAGATGTACTTGCTCGGTATGTACTGCCGCCAAAACTTGTTCAGTTCGTCTGTCTGACTGATCACTATGCCCGCTTGGAAGTTGTCTTTCATTAAGTACATTAGGTTCCTAAATACCCACGACTTCCCAGTACGACGCTTACCTATGGCAACAACTGTAGCATCTAGTTTGAGCTCAGACGGTTGGAATTCGGTAATGTCGGGTAGAATGACTTGCGCGTAGTTGTCCGATGCCAAGACCGGCATCGTGGCGTGCTTGCCATAGGTCGTTGCTTTGGGCTGTGCACCACCTGGTGCCGATGCCGGTGCCACAGACTTCGCGACTCGTGGGTTCGTTTTGCCGACGACTTTAGTCTCGCGATCCCCCATTGTTACACGTTAATCAGAAAACTGCGTCGTTTCCGTCGCTTCCATAGTGGTCACCGAATCATCGTAGGTCGAGGCAAACTCGTACTTCGCAGTAGCAAAGACTGGCACAGAGGTCCGCACCTCGAGCTTCGAGCGCTGACACACAACCGACACGTCCTCAAAGCTCCAGTGGATGCCAAACTTATCACCACCGACGCCTGTGTAGACTTGGTTCGCGTAGGACGTCGCAGCGACGACGTCGCCCGGGGCCACGTTGCCGTTCGGTACCACCGTTCCCTCGTGGTCACACACGTTGATCGTGCGCGCAAACTTGCCACCCATGCCGTCCCACGCATACTTGCTAGTGGACATCTGCACCGAGTGGCCGATGAGCACACCCGACGACTTGTCGTACTTGGGGCGCACAGTGCGGATCTGTAGCATCTTCACCTCCTCGCGCGCAAGATTCTTGCGCCCGAGAACCTTGAGCTGGTTGCTGTGTACGAAGTCAAGCAACTTGTCGTCAACCTGCATCAACATGTCAGCAAACGCCTCGAAGTTCGGGTTCTCAATGCCGTTGATGGCACCGTCCGTGAGGTCAAGTGAGTACTTCGCCTTCTGGACGTCCGTCGGGCCCCACATTGTGCCGAAGTTCCCGTCCCCCGTGCAGCGCGGCCAGTTGGTCACACACGCCGGAGTCACGAAGGAGACGTCAGTGTTGCCGGGGAGCAGGAGCATCGTGATAGTTGGCTTACCCTGCCGGTCGGAGCCGAGGGCGAAGGTCACCTCAGAGACCATCAGAGCGTTCCACTGCGTGTAATTGCGACGAGTCATCATGGGAAGTAGCGGGGTGGGTGTGGTAGCAGACGGCTCCCTTGACTATGAGTTAGAAAATGCAGTGTGTCCCCAGTGGGAATGTACTGCATTGTGTCGACTTCCTTCGGAACTTTCACGGAACCGAACGAAGTTGCGACGGTATCATAACCAACCTTGCCGATTGGTATACCAATCCCGAACACATCGACTTTGGCTGGATTTATGCTTGGGATCTTGCTGGTGAGACCACCGTACGACTCCTTACCACCCTTCCTCGGTGTGTCGCGCCTCCGAGGGGCCTCGTCGCACCATTTCGAGAGAAGTGAATTGCCGGCCGGTTCCGACGCAACTGTGCCAATAAAATGTGGTCTCAGATCCGGGAGTGCTGCGAACTCGTGAAGGCAGTCAGCTGAGTAGACTTGTGTCATCTTCTAATGCACATGTTAGAAGAACATTTAAGCGCACTCATTGGGATCCCCACACTTACCCATACAGAAGTGCTCACCCACACACGACATCGACTTCCCCTTCACTTTGCACCAGTCATGCATCGCCTCGTGTATGAGGGTGCCCACTATCTCCGCGTGTGTCATGCAGACACACGCTATCTCGATTGAGTGTCCATCTGTCCGCCCCAGGATACTGTCGTCATCGTAGCACACCTGAGCCTCTGCAATGCGCTTCAGGGCACCGGTATCGTCAAAAGTAATTTGCGAGGGCTTGCACCGGTACTTGCGCGCTGCATGGTTGTAAAAGATGCGCTGCGCCGCCGCCCCCCCTTTACAGAACAGGTGTTTCGCCTGCCACTTCGCCACCGAGAGGCGGTCCTTCGTCACCATCCGTGTTATCCCGATTGGATATGTCGGATAGACACTGCCGCTTAGCACGATTAGTGAGTGTCTCGTCTTCATCATCGCTCTCCTCTACAAAGGGGTCAGAAGAAGGCATGATGTCTGTCTTGTAAGAGAGCTCATTCCAGAACTTGTAGAACACTGAGCGCTCAATGGCTTCACTTAGCGTTGACTCGATTTTCAGCTTGTCATCCTTTGTGAGTGGTGGGGGCTTCTCAGCCTGCGCCTGCATAGCGGCGTAGAATTGCGCATAGTAATGCAGCAGGATCTCGAAGCTCTGTGGGTCACGCATGACGCGGTAGATCGCCATGCCCTCTGGTGACCAACACACGTAGTCACACCACTGGCGATCACAGATCTCCATGAGCGCGTTCATCTGTTGGTAGTAGTGTGGAGGCACTTGCTTGTGGATGCGCCCGCTTCCGTCGCGCTTGAAGTAGAAGGGGCACTTGACCTCGATCATGCCCTCTTCGCCCACAAAACCGTCCGGCGACCCCGCGAGCCACTTGTAGTGCGGATGAATGTGTAGCCCTGTGGGATTCACCAGGTTCCCAGTGAACGCCTGGTACCCGGCGATGCCGTTCATCTCGTTGTCATTACCCCATTGGCACGCCTCGTTGCCCTGGAACTTGTCGAGCCCGAGAGCGCGCTGGTACGCGACTTGGCGCGACGTGTAACTGACCTGGCCCAGCGCGGCCCCGAGGTTCGACGCCGTCAACTTACCGCGACGAGCGATGTGCCATGCAGGGGTGCGCTGCTGTAGATCGGCCATTCTTCTCTATACTGGAGTGTTAGAATTTCTTCTGACGTGCGGGCAGGAGATGACGTGGGGGTGGGCTGTGAAAGGCGATAACCTCGGAACGCCAGCTGAGTCGGCAGTGAAGGCATCTTGGCCCGACTACAATGCAACGTACTTGAGCAACAAATTGCACGATGCTCAACGCCGATTCGATCCCGGGCCGCTCGACGACGGCCTGCACGACATCGAAAAGCACGTGTATCTTCAAGAGTCTGTGAAGGGCTACGAAGCTGAAGCGGAAGCGTGTCTGAAGAGAGAGTTCGAAGAATGGCTGCAAGGCACGCACCCTGCTAACCAAGAGGCGGAACTAGGTTACGGTCATTATGTTAATGGCGATGGACAGTTCGGCCCTAAGAGACGCCATGTCTACGATGGCGTGGTGTCAGCCGAGATGAGGGACGATCAGGGTGGTGGTCACACTGGTTGGAGAGCCACACGTTGGGGGACCAAGCAGCTCACGCACCTCGATGGTGTTCGGGACTTCCTTCGGGCGGGGAAGGTCGCAGAAGATAACGCCTCACGTGACATGAATCTACTTGCCGAGCGCGGTCCACAGGATCTGAATGAGGCGTGGATGTACTTTAAACATTGGGTGAAAAAGCGTCCGGTACAAACTTGCGACGAGATGGGCCCACCGGGATACCTTAGTGGGA